TCGGGCCTCTGGGTAGATGGCGGATTCGAGACCTTCAGGACTTGCCTCGAATGCGTCGAGCTCGGTGCTGAGTTGGAGTGCTGGGTGTATGGCGAGATGCACCAGGCCCTGGCCGAGTTGGCGACCGCCCGCCCTTGAACGCGGCGCCGGTGCATGGTGTTGTTTTGGTGTTGACTTGGTGTATGGGCTCGGCTACGGTGTGCGTATGGATAACACGAGCCGTTACTACAGAATCTGTTTCGACGCATCGGCGGGCGAACCCCTCTGGTACGTCATGAGCTACGCAGACCGGGAGATGGATGAGGACACGCGAGAGCACGTCGGCATTCTCGAGAAGGTCGAGCCCGTGGAAAACGAGGACGAGACCGAGCTGCGCCGCGCCCTGCGCGAGGAGTATCCCCACACCGCCAGCGGCGATGTCGAGGTGATCCGTGAGCGATGACAGCAAACCGACGAAGCGGGCGCACGTGCTGCCCAATGTGGTTCGCGCGGCAATCCGTGCAGAGCGTCTGCGCATGCCACGCATGGATGAGTTCTCAATCGACACGGACTACCGACATGCAATCCGTGACTGGCTCGTCGCCCAGGAATCGGGGCAGAACGGCGCGTACTTCGTGCACAGGTGGACCGATCGACATGATCAGGACCACATCGTGCTGTTCGCCAATCGCCGCAAGGTGGCTGATCTTTGGTCGGGTACCTACCACAGGGGTGGGCTCCCCGGGAGATGGGTGCCATACGAGCGCATGTGCGTGTGTGACTCCCACCAGTCTGAACGAGAACACCAGGCGGAGCGCGCACGCAACCGGGCCGCCGCTGCGGACTACGCTCTGTGGTCGGCGCGCGCGGAGTGGGATCTTGAGTCCAGCGGCAACCTGTCGGATGAGTGGGAGTGGGAGGACGGCCAAGAGGGCGGCGTATTCGTCCATCGTGAAGGCGCCGTGGTGTCCGCGCGCGGTGTGCTCCGGCGCATACCTTGCGAGCGCCGCCGTGCCCTTGGGTGTCTGTACGATGCCCACTTGATCGACACGACTACTCAGCCCGAGGTGTATCATGAGCGATGACAGCGCAGGCCGCGTCAAGCAGCGGCACGGAATGGTCAGCGCGTACAGCTTCGACGAGTGGGGGAACCCTCGCGGGACCGTTGGCATCAGCGTGTCGAGCGTGGCCCTGACAGGCACGAAGCTGCCGCCGCGGTACAGCATCGTGCTCCAGGATGGCGCCGGACTCATCGGGTACGACATGACGATCGATGCCGCCGAGGCACTCGTCGAGATATTGACCGCGGCGACTGCCCGGCTCAAAGCACTGAGGGCGGAGGAGGTGATCCGTGAGCGATAGACGTGCAACTGTGCGCCACGGGCGCGTCACCGTCACGCGCTTCAACGCGAACGGCAACCACGATGGTGTCGTAACGGTGACCGTCGCAAGCGACGCTGAAACGCTGTATGAGATGCTGACCGCGGCGATCTACAGGCTACAGGCGCTCAGGGTGCGGGCAGAGGACGGCCCGCTGATGCCGCCCAAGCACGACGCGCCGACCTGCGACGAGGAAGACTGCGAGGGTCCGCTGGTGCCAGCGCTTGCGGATGAGTACTCACACGTCGCCGAGATTCCCAGCGATCATCACTTGCGCGACGTGCTGCTCTGCCTATCGTGTGGCGCACATCGATCATGGGGCTGGCGCGAGGTGGCACAAGCATGGTGGTCGCAGGGTGCGGGAGACCAGGCGGCGCACGACCAGGCAGCGGCGCGCAAGAAGGCCAAGACGTGAGCATCCTCGGAGTGTGCTGGAACTGCAGAAAGCGCCGCCAGCTCTATCCCGGCATTGTCGTCAATAACGGGTGCGGCATGGGTGACACGCGGTGCCTTCCATGTTGGGAAAGTTTCGGCCAGGTGAACAAGCTGCCGCCAAGCGAGGTACGTCGGCAGCTGGGCATCGATCCGGAGAGTCGCTGATGTGCGACTGCGACGGGCCAACCTTCTCGACGACGCGCACCGTCACCGCGCGCAAGGCTCACGAGTGCGTCGAATGCCGGGGCACCATCGTGCCAGGCGACCCGTACGAGTGCACATCGGGCCTCTGGGTAGATGGCGGATTCGAGACCTTCAGGACTTGCCTCGAATGCGTCGAGCTCGGTGCTGAGTTGGAGTGCTGGGTGTATGGCGAGATGCACCAGGCCCTGGCCGAGTT